CCTGTACCAAATAGTTGTCTTGCTTTTGTACTTTGAGCAAAACTCTCTTCTGAATAGAAAACATTGAACGGAGCCATAGCTGTCAACGTTTCATTGTCTAGTTGATCTAGCTCTTGCGGAGTAAACACACTCTTTCTTCCAAGCCTCTTCGATGATTGAATTTTATAGATTTTATCTCCAAACTTTTCAAATGCATTCCTGAGAGTTCTTGCTGTTGGTGCTTTCGCTGTTTTCTTCTTTAGCTTTGCGAACGGAGTGAAGAACACATCCAAAAAGTTCTCTAGCGTAATTGTGAATTCGCCAAATTCAAGACCTTCAGTTCCCCCGACTCGTCTAGCATCAAGGTAAACAATATGATCAATAACCTTGAAGTGCTCGACCATGTTTCGGAATGACCCCTTCACGCCGGTTGTCTGTCCGAGCAGCTTGAGGGAATAATGCCTACCGCCTAGAATAACATCAGTAATTGGCTTACCGGCTGCGCCCATGCCCTCGATCTCTTCTGGGCTTGTAATCTGAACGGATTTTCCTCCGAATAGACCCGCTAAGAAACCTTCAAAAATGAAACCGCCGGCAGACTCTGTAAACTCGCGGAGAATTATTGATAGTACTTCGCAAACTACCATGGTTGATAGAATTTCGGAGATTTTGGCATCCGTTTTCTTTTCTGTTAGAACAGAATTGAGAGCAGTTAATTTTTGTTCTAAAGTGCCGCCGGGAGCGATATTTTTAGTAAAGTTTTCAATAATCGCACGATCTTTAGAGCCTGCTTTGCCCCAATCTTCTGTAATTTTAATTGTTGGTAAAGTAATACTAATATCTGTCAGATCGGCCTGAGACGTTCCTGTGCGCTCCAACAATACGCTGAGTGCATCCATCTGTTCTTCAATGAGGTTACAAATGTCTTCGAATGACATTTCTGGATTGGGTTTTTGATCTTCCGACAGGAAGTTCTCTACAATCAAGTCTAAGTTGCTTGCCATAATACTATAATTAGTCCTTTGAAACGCTAGTATACTGTTTTAATTGATAAATTATTTTATCTAGTTCAAGGCCTGCTGTGTCTATCTTCTTTCTTGTTAAATGGTAGTGACAAACGACGCCGTTGAACTTCGCCGCAACTGCAGGCTTATATACTTCGGTTAACAGTCTACCATTTTGTGTTGGACAAGTTAAGGCAATTCCGTATTGTTCATGCAAAAACTCTAATAGAGCCTTGTATGCCATTATTTGTTTGGGATAATAGCCTAAATGTGGCTTCAGCTTTACGCCGTGAACCACCGAGTTTTCTAGTACTGGTCGCTCGCCATGTCCTCTCTTGACGTATGTCTTTTGATATTTGGTGTAATAAGCATTGCTGAAATCTATGCCGATAGAGGCATTGTTTACTTTTCTATTCCCAGCGTGCCAAGTGATGTCGTTACAATCGGCTAATTGCACGATCGTTCCATCGTTGTCAATGACGAAGTGTGTAGATATATTTCTTTTTTCTAATACTTTTTTACAAGACTCAGCCGACAAACAAGCGTCCCAGTGTGTGACTATCATAGTAGGTATTCTTTCTTGCTTGTTCTTCTTGTAGCACTCATCTTTAATAAGATCTATCTTAACCCTTGGCCAATCGAAAGGAACAAGCTTGCCGTTGCAGAGGATCCTGCCTTTCGTCTTTGGAGTGTTTTCTAGGTTAGTAAACGCACGACTGTACGTCATTGGGCCGACGAGGCCGTCTGGCTTAAGGCCGTGGGCTTCTTGGAACTCTATGATATTATTAATTAAATTCTGATCAAAAGCTTCCGCGCCGAACCAACTTGGGTTCCATTTGTATTTCTTAGCTGAGTTCTTGTTATAGAGTATCCTAGATGATTTCGTCTGCGATACCCAACTCAATAGCTTCTTTAGCATCGAGATATACATTTACTTTCCTATCTATCAACTTCTTTATATACCGTCTTGTCATGTCTGTATCTCTAACGAGCACATCAATGTACTTTTCTTGTGTCCACTTTACCTCTTCCATTTCATTCTGGAGATTGAATAGAGGACCGTGGTGGCCGGCGATAACTCCGTGGATCATTACTCTGCAGTTCTTGCCAATGAATCTTTTACCTTTTGTACCATTCGCTAGAATTGGTACAGCGGCTGACATGATCTTTCCTAGGCCGTAGGTGTGGATCTCTCTATGGCTCTTGATCATGTCCATTGCATCGTAAATCGAAAACATATCTGCTGCGGAACCTCCCCAACTTGATAGGTAGAAGTGCATCGGCATCTGAGGGTTTTCGGGATCTAACGCTTCATGAATTCTCTTTCTCAAAAGAGCGGTCACTAGATCAGACGAATTCTCTTCATCTATATCTCCATATAGTATTACGGAGTTAGCAGTGTGCGTCTCTGATTCTGTTGGCGTGGAAGAAGAGTTTAACCCAAAGAACAGCGGAGCAACGCTATCTAATAGTGCTTGATCATCAAGTTGAGCCTCTTCTGGCTCGGTGGTCTCAGCTTCTTCAGCTTCTACGACAGGCTCTGTCTCACACTCTTCGAGTGTTTCTTCAACTTCTTGTTTCTCTGTTTTCTTCGGCATAATATCGCCTCCCTATAATAATTAGTTCTTCTTTGTTCTTTTGTCCAAGTATTGCATAGCCTGAAACCAGTTCTTGAACATAGCTACTTTTTTAAAGGGAATGGGTATGCTTTTGTGTAATACATACAGAGAAGTTAATTTCCAAGTATCCAGGAATTCTTCGTCAAGCTTCTTCGCAGTGTCTATCAAGCGCTGCTCCACTCCAGCGTCGACCATCGCTTTAATTTTGATTTCCTGAGCCGAGAGAATGTTTTGGTAAGATATCTTTAATACAGTTAAAGAGTATACCACCGCCTCATCAAAGATGTTTATCGCCTGGGCCTGCTTGAAGATCGCGGTGCCAATCCTCCACGAGAATATTCCAAGCATATACCAGCCCAAAGCTTCTAAAAATTCGCCATCAAACATATAAACCTCTATCTTGTACTATACCACAAGAAAAAAAGCCTGTCAAGGACAGGCTTTCTTAAAACTAAAATGAAACTTATCTTAAGATTGCTTTTTAGCGGCTAAGATTCTTTCTGCGACTCTGCGAACAATTTCACTAACAAAGGCGTCGTCCTCTGTTAACTCTTCTTGCTCGTCGACAGTCTCTTCTAGAGTCTCGTCGGTAGTCTCTTCTAGAGTCTCGTCAGTAGTCTCTTCTAGAGTCTCGTCGGCGGCTTCCATCACGTCAGCCTCCTCTTCGCCGCCCATCTCCATTTCTGGCTCTGGCTCTGGCTCTGGCTCTAGCTCTGGCATTGGCTCATCGCCCATCTCATCTTCGCCGTCGACAGAAACGGTTGTTTCGTCGCTAACTAGGCCTTGAGTCTTGAGAGCATCTAATGTAGCTTGAGCAACAGCGTTGATCACTGCGGAAGCATCTAGATCGCCACCTGCGGCGTCATCGCCCATGTCCATCTCTGGCTCTTCTGCTGGAAGCTCGTCTTCTAGGGCGTCCATGTCCATCTCTGGCTCATCGCCCATTGGCATATCGTCGGCTGGCTCATCGCCCATTGGCTCTTCTTCAGCCTCGTACATGTCCTCTTCCATCTCATCTTCGTGCATAGCCTCTTCTAGCTCTGCCTCTGTCTCTGTAACGAAGTTCTCACTTAGAGTGCCAAGATTGGCTAACTTCATAAATCTACGGGTAACGTCCTCGTTTAGTAAACGCTTTTTCATTTTAGTTTCTCCTTTAGTGGTACCAGTAAAAATAAACTATTGCAGCATTGTGCATATATAAATAGTACGTGTTTTGATTAAAAGCTCATTCATCGGCCATTCTGTTGGCAAATTTAGTGAGTTTTTTCATTGCTTTATCTTCTATTTGTTTTACTCTGACAAAACTAATGTCTAGTCTTTTCGCAACTTCTCTTAAAGTCATGCCAGATTCAAATTTGGATATTGCTTCATACGTACAGTTAAGATCTTTTTTATAATCTATCCAAAGGCGGCAGTCCTTGTCCTTACAAGCTACTCTGCTAGTTCTACAGTTCTTTAAACACTTCATAGGTCTGGATGCTCCTCTGCTATTAAATCAAATATATTTTCTACATCATCGGTGGAAAGGCCAAAGTCTTTTTCATTTTGCTTACCTTTCTCAATCAATTTCACACTCTTATGTCTTTTTCTTACACTTTGTGTTTGGTTTTCTTTTTTATAGTTATCGATGTATTCTAAGATTAAATCATCTTTTTGTAGATAGCCGCTGATCATTGCCCTGAAGAACTGTGACTGATTTAAGCCGTCGTATCTCAGCCTTACCCTCAAGTCGGCTTGTCGTTTCCCCGTGTCATAGAACATAAACTTCTTTCTTTCACGAGGGTCTGGAATGGATGGGTCTTTCATTACTTATTCCTCGCAAGGATGTGTGTGAAGCTCTCGGACTGGCCAGCGGTTGTCTGGATAATAAACTGACTCTTGCTTTGTAGCTCTTTTATTGTTCTCGCTCCGGAATAAGACAGACCGCTCTTGATTCCGCCGTCGACATCAGCAAGAATCTTATCAACAGAGCCCTTATATGAAACTGTCGTAGAGATGCCCTCTGGTGTGGATGACTTGCCTCTCCAGTCAGTTTGGGCTGCAGAGGACGCCATACCTCGATAAACTTTATATTGCTTACCGTCAGTATTCTTGAATACATCTCCGGGGGATTCCTTGGTGCCCGCTAACATCGATCCAATCATCACGAAGTCTGCGCCTGCCGCAAGAGCCTTGACCATATCTCCCGTGGTCTTTATGCCACCGTCAGCAATAATCTTGGTATCAGAGGTGGTTTGCGCGCAGTCCATAATGCTGGCTAACGTTGGTACGCCATGGCCAGAGACAAGCCTAGTTGAACAAATAGAGCCGCCTCCGATGCCAACACGAATACTGTCAGCCCCCCAACTGGACAAGGCTTCAAACGCTTCTAGTGTTGCGACGTTTCCGGCCATGATATGGACCTCGCTTGAAAACCTATCCTTAAGAGTCTTTAAGCACTTCTCCATCATTGTGTGATGTCCGTGTGCCACGTCGACACATAGGATACTACATCCAAATTCGACTGCGGTCTCTGCCCTCTGCATATAATCGCCGTTCATTCCAATCGCAACTGCAGCAGGAACGTCAGCCTCAGCATAAACTCTTACTTGGCCGGTCGGATCATTGTACCTGTGAATAATTCCCAGACCACCAGCCTTGTGCATAGCTCTGGCCATTGATGCTTCAGTGACAGTATCCATAGGGCTAGATATCACCGGCAAGGTAAAACTGTGTTTATCATCTAACTCTGAGCTAATGTCTGCGTCTTGTCGGCTAGTAAGGTCACTATACTGTGGCACCAATAAGACGTCATCAAATGATAGTGCTTTTTTCATCGTGTTATTTCCTCTTGATAGTTGTTTATTAATCTCTCTATGTACCACTTGGCTTTCTTTAGATCCTCAAGTGGATTGTCTTTGTGCTTGTGCCTGGATACATACTTGATTATATTTCCTGTGGCGAAGTCCATATCCCATGAATCGATAAAGTCTATGACTTCTATTCCTTTATTATAATGCTCCGGGTGATTAACTCTTTCCATTTAAAACCCCGGCAGTGGGCAAGGATCATCCAAATGGTTGTGCTCTCCGCCATCGATAGTAAGCTCTTCCTGCTCGGCTTCTCTGCGTAGCTCAGCAGCTACAGAGCGCATCTCCGCTGATAGTTCTGAAGTTGTGGATGTGTAGTGATCCCTTGCATCGGCATCGGCGGTACCGCTGAACCTACTGGTCTTACTATTTGTTGAGCCCAGGGCGCCTTCTCCTCTATCAGAGATAGTGATGGGCTCATTATCATATAGAGTGCCCTCTGTATTCTCTATAGCTCTAAATGGAACCACAGGTACCAATACTAGCTGTGCAATCTTTTCTCCTGGCTTGATTACCTTCTCGACTAGGCCAATGTTATGTAGATCGATAAAGACCTCGCCATCGTATCCGGAGTCGATGCAATGCGCGCCAACCACTAAGTTGTTCTTGGCCGCCATGCTTGAACGATTCATTACTTGAAGCATATATCCGTGCGGTACTCCAAACTTAAGGCCTGTCGGTAGAATTTTATTTTCATTTGTTCTGAGCACTACCGGCTCGTTGTTCTCTGGACAGTAAAAGATATCCAGACCCGCATCCGACGGGTTAGCCCTGTTAGGTGTTCGGGCGTTCTTTCTTACTTTAGTGAACTCAAGAATCATTATCGACCTCCTTTTCGTATTCTTCAATGACGCTCTTTGCTTTTCCCCAGCAGTCTGGGCAATACAGGTTTACTACTCCCTGCTCTCTGCGAACGGTGACAAACCAAGTTTGTGCGTGCTCTTTTGACTTTTTATCGAATGGAGCTTGGCAAGCCAAGCACTCATCGCCAAGTTTGTGAAACAAGCCTAGTTTCTGTTTCATATCTTTTTTAGCTTGCTTTTCTTTATTTCTTTGTAGTTTTCTTTTTAAGCTTCCCATATGCCTTCTCTTTCTAAGATCATATCTCTTATTTTTTTCATTTCAGTATTATCAAAGGTAAAGTTTACGCCTTCGGAGTCATGCTCCAGCAGTTGATCTAAATTGTTTTTTAAGTCCGGCATATATGCATAGACCGGGATGTCGTTCTTTTTGCACCTCAAACAAAACATTATATCTTCACCCGTAGCGGTAGTGTATATGTCTTCTGAAAATAAGTGCTTAAGTGAGGACTTTCTAAATGCCATGCCTCCACATAGATAAGTCGCCTCGATCAACTCTGATTGTGTAGACTGAAAGCTCTTAGCTGGTGAGAGCCACGTACCTTTGTATTCTTCTGGCTCTCTCAGCGACCAGCCATATTGTTGTACTATGCAGTCTTCTTTTTTTAAGATATCTATCATTGTTCTACAATAATCTAACATAGGATTTCTATCATCATCCAAAACTATTACATAGTCCGTAGGCGCTGTCAAAGCTAATTGGTATCTTCCAATATACTTGAAATTGTAATCTGAATCAACAAAAAAAGCATTATCAATGTCTTTTGTTTTTTCAATGAAAGCGTCTCGCAATGCTGTTCTTTGTTCACCACCCATAAAGCATCCAATTATAACTTCCGGCTTTAATGTTTGGTTGAGAACGCTCTCTAGCTGGTTGTTGAGT